ACGGTAAGCCCATGCGTAAGGAAGCAGCAGAGTCAGTCAAAGGACAAGAGCCTGTCGTAATCATCAACTATAAGCCACTGGTCAAAGAATGATCAATCAACAATTCAACATAGCATTTGATCTGTTTAAGTTTCTCAGTGCAGATCCAGATCAAATATTATTTGAAAGTGAGCATGGTAATGTTAAAAGCAAGCAGTTTGCCAATCTAATAACTGTGTTTGCTTTACAGTTGTTGATACGTGATGTGAAGCCACGTGATTTGATTGGTCTTGATATTGACGATACTATAATTGCTCATACTATGACACAGGCAATAACAGCAATAGGTGCCAGTTGGATTAAAATATCACAACAGGCGTTGGAAGCAGAGTTACCTATAAAGCATGTTATATACAATACCAAGAGAATGTATCATGGTGCCAGTGTACATAAGATTGATGACTCTTGGTTTAAAGAACCTTCTGGTCTTACTAATGACATGCGTATACGTGGATATAAGGATCCCGATGATCTTTGGATGATTGCACAGAGCAGTGGTTCAACCGGGACACCAAAATTTATTCCCATTACCTATAGACAATACTGGCATCGTGTGTGGGACATGAACATCAATATGTTTGATCGTCGTATACAATATTTCCATACATTGTTTATGCCGCTGAAGACCAGCGCACAATATCATACTATGGCTGCTATCTTCCGTAAAATTACTGTATTAGTTGATATGCAACCCAAGGAGGTAGTAACATATCCCAAGTTGTTTATGCTGGGCAGCGTTATGCAGACACATAAGTTTGTTGGTATGATAGATAAACCCAAAGTACCATTTGATATTGACAGTGAGTCAACTGGGGCTGCAATGAACAAGGAAGACCTCGAGAAGTTCCTGAAGTATTTTGCCATTGTTCAAAGCAATTATGGAGCAACTGAAACAACAAGAACATTCCAAAATCGTTATACAAATCTAGATGAATTTGTTGGAGATATAGGTAATCCATTGTTAGATGATATTATTGCTGAAGTAGTTGATGATACTGATACAGTTGTTGCTGATACTGTAGTAGGTAGTATTAGATTAAAAACTACACCAAGACACGTAAGCGGATATTACAACGATCCAGAAGAAACTAATAATAAGTTTAGGAACGGATATTTCTATCCTGGAGATTTAGCCTATAAGGACGGCAATAAGATATTTGTATCTGGTCGTAAAAATTCTACAATGATTAACATTGGAGGTATTAAGATTGATCCTGTTACTACAGAAGATCTTATTAGAACTGTATCAAATATAATTGATTGTCTAGTATTTAAGAATACCGAGTTGGATTATGAGAATCAATTAAGTATATTTGTATCAACAAACAGCAAAGATTATGACAGTATAATGCTTGGGATTAAAAAACTTATTTCTGAAAAAATTAGTACTAGCAATGTTCCAAGATCATATTATTTTGTTAAATCAATTCCGTTAAATGACAACGGTAAACCTTGGCGTAGTGCTGCTGAAAAAATTGCCAAGAATTTAAAACCTATTGGGCTTGTTCTGGACAGTACTCCTTAATTCGATAAATACTGTATGAGCCAACTAGACGATCTTAAACAACAAGTGTATGATTATGTTAACGCCATGATGGGCGGAGGCATGATTGACATTGAACTTGATCCTATACACTATCAAACTTCTTTAAATAGAGCGTTAGCAAAATACAGACAAAGAGGTGATAGCTCAGTTGAAGAAAGTTATATGTTCCTCACACTAGAAGCTAACACAAACGTTTATAAGTTACCAAAAGAAATAATGAGTGTGCGACAGATATTCCGTCGTAGTGTTGGCTCTAGGACAGGTATGGGCGACGGCGGTACTGTGTTTGAACCATTCAATATGGCATACACTAACACTTATTTGTTATCAAGTTCTAATATGGGCGGACTAGCTACTTACGAAATATTCGCACAATATCAGGAAATGGTAGGACGTATGTTTGGTAGCTTTATTAATTACAATTATAATCAAAGCACAAACACATTAACTATTACACAGCGACCAATGGGGCAAGAGTCGGTATTATTATGGACATACAACTATCGTCCAGATTTTGTCATCTTACAGGATATATTTGCAAATCAGTGGATTAAAGATTATACATTGGCTAATTGTAAAATGATGATTGGCGAAGCCCGTGAAAAGTTTACACAGATCGCTGGACCACAAGGTGGTAGCTCATTAAATGGCACTGCACTTAAAGGTGAAGCTAAAGAACAGATCACAGCACTAGAAGCAGAACTGATGCAACAAGTAACTGGCGGTCAAGGTTATACCTTTATTATAGGTTGACACGTATTAATTTTTATACTATTATTAACGTATGATTATTGGCGTTTGTGGCCTTATCAGTTCGGGCAAAGGAACTGTAGCAGACATTTTACAGAGCGAGCATGGGTTTGAGAAGATCAGTTTTGCTGATAGTCTCAAAGACGCTGTAGCTGCTGTCTTTAGTTGGGATCGAGAATTGCTCGAAGGCGATTCTGATGTTAGTCGTATGTGGCGAGAAACAAAAGATACTTGGTGGGCTACACGATTAGGTATTCTGGATCTAACTCCTCGATTGATCTTACAGCTATGGGGAACTGAAGTATGTCGCAACAACTTCCATCAAGATATATGGATAGCTAGTATGGAAAGAAAAATACGTAGCAATGTTAACTACGTTATTCCAGACACTCGTTTTCCAAACGAAATTGATATGATTAGTCGCATTGGTGGCGAAGTGTGGCATGTAAAAAGAGGTGCTAATCCCAATTGGTTTGAACAATACCGTATGGGAGGATCCCCACCGTCGGATATCCATCCAAGTGAGTGGCAGTGGACTAGAGCTAAGTTTAATCAGGTTATAGAAAATAATGGTACTTTAGAAGACTTAAAGATCAAAGTTAAAAGTCTGGTGTGACATTAGAAAATATTTGATCTGATATTATACACTCGCAGTTTAGACATATTGTTTTAAAATTATCTTTAAAGTTAATAACTGTTAGTTGATTTGGACTTTTAGGGATAAATTTACAAGCTTCACACATAAGCTTTTTCTTATATCCCTTTTTTATCCATTTAAGTTTAGATCGTTTTGTATTAACAACTAAGCAAGCATCACATAATGATCTGTAATAGATCTTATCAGCTTTTTTATAATTAATAGCCCTAAAATTTTTATTACATTTAACACAAATTGGTCTAGAATCTGTCATTGCTTCTCACCTTTTTATCACCTTTATATTTAACCGTTTGCACCTTTTATCACCTTTTCGTAGTTACTAACTGACGTTTTTTATCAGATGTAACTAAATATTACTAGAGTCTGTGATAACAGGAGATATGATATGACATTAGTTTCACCCGGCATTGAAGTACAGGTAATTGACGAGAGCTTCTACCTTCCAACCAGCCCAGGTACAGTACCACTTATTATAGTAGTTTCAAAAGAGAACAAGACCAATGCAGCTGGCACTGGTGTAGCCACCGGCACATTAAAAGCAAATGCTGGAAAAGCATATCTATTAACTAGCCAACGTGATTTAGGAAATATTTTTGGTAATCCATATTTCCAACTTGATAACAGCCAAAATCCAATCCACGGTGGTGAACTTAACGAATACGGACTACAAGCAGCATACAGCTATCTAGCTGTTAATAATGCAGCTTGGGTAGTACGTGCAGACGTTGATACTGATCAACTAGTTGCCCATACAACTCCTCCAACAGATGATCCAACAGATGGAACATATTGGTTAGACACACAAAATTCACATTGGGGAATATTCCAGTGGAATGGCGAAGCAAGCACAACTAAGGGTGGACAACAGTTTACTAATATCGTTCCTAGAGTCATTACAGATGCTACACAAGTAGACGAAATAACTGGACTACCAGTTGGTGCAGTTGGTGTTATTGGTGAATATGCAGTTGTTGCGATCTCAACCAGTTTAGCTCTTTATTTTAAGAATTATACAGGAGCTTGGGTAGAAGTTGGTAGCCCAGATTGGTATATGAGCTGGCCTGCTGTAAAGAGCACCAAGAGCAACCCTGTTATATCAGTTGGTGACACATTCTACATAAACAACGTACTAATAACTTCAACCGGTATTACTGCAAGTAGTTTAGCCGATGATATCAATACACTAACTGATGCACACGGTGTTACTGCTGCTGTTGTAAATTCAAGACTACAGCTTTTCACTAATGGTAATACTTCAACTAATGTTGAAACTACTGCTACTGGTTCACACACAGTTAACCCAGATCGCATTACTGTTGGCGCCGGCAAAGGTTCATCTATTGTAGTTGGAATGACCGTTACTGACCTACAAGGACATTGGTACAGTGTAGGGCAGTCTGCAAATGTTCCAGGAACTGTTGTTAATGTTATTGGCGACGTAGTATATCTAGATCGCGACATTAGACAGAATCTAAGCGCAGTAGCAGTTGTATTCCAAGACTACTATGTAGAAACAGTTGCTACTGGATTCATTGGCGACGACTTTATTACTGTAGACGACATAAGCGCAATTACAGTTGGCAACAATGTATACGGTGCTGGAATCACATACGGATCTAAAGTTACATCAATTGATGCTGACAATTATATTGTATATCTAACAACTAGCAATAGTTCTATAGTTGACGGACCTGTTGAATTTTCTAATCCAAATGCTAATGCGATCGTATTGGCAACTGGAACAGGTACTATTATTAAGTCATCTGCTAGCGATAGCGTACTTGGAATTGCTTCTGGAACATACTATGGTCCAGAGTTAAGCATACAGCCACACTATTCAGTACCACGTTATAAGGCAAGAGATTTCTTCCCCCGCCCAACAGGAAGCCTATGGTTAAAGACTACAAATGTAAATCTTGGATCATTCTTAGACGTTAAGGTTTGGAGCTCAGCTACAACTAGTTGGAATAGAGTTTCTTGCCCAGTTTACGACAACAATCAGAATGCTCTCTATAAATTAGATCTAGCAGGCGGCGGTAAGAATGTACGTCCAGGAACTTTATATGCACAATACAATGTAAGCGAGACTTTACAAGTTGACGGAAGTCCATCATATGGCGATTATAAGATTTTCCGCAGGACACTTTCAGATCCAACAAAGTTTACCAGTAAGATTATTGATGCAAATACTTTTCCAACACACACAACATCATTTACACTAACTGGATCGATAGCTACTACAGTGCTAACTGTAACTGCTGTAAATCTAGGAACACTTGCTGCTGGTCAGTTAATTACTGGAACTGATGTAACAGAAGGTACAGTTATTGTTGCTCAATTAAGTGGTACTACTGGCGGCGTTGGAACGTATACTGTTAATCATTCACAAACGATTGCAAGTAGAGAACTTACATCGAGCGAAACTAATAATGTCACATATCAGTTCAGTATGGCAGAAACACTAGTAGGCAAGGACGGTCTCGATAGAGATAGGATAATTGAATTCACTTCCGATGCTGCAACAACTGACGCATCATTGCTTGCTGCAACTATTAATGCAGCTGGATTCACTAACATTGAAGCTAGAGTTGATTCAATGAATCGTGTAGTTATCCAACACAACACAGGTGGTGAAATAAGATTAGGAAGAGGAAGAGGGGAAGGTGTTAGTGATGCACTAGATGCACTAGGCTATAGCGCATACAATCTCAATGATGGCACAGGTACAGCAAATCTATACGAAGCACCTACAGGTGACACAGGTCACGCATTTGTTGCTACAAATTGGGAACCTTTAATCTATACAGCTAGCGATGTAGCTCCAAATACTATGCCAAAGCCTGGTACATTATGGTACAACAACACAGTCGACGAAGTTGACATCATGGTACATAATGGTCATACTTGGGTTGGCTATAGAGATACAACAAGCCCATACTACAGCGAAGATGGAGATGATTTCTTAACTGATCCAGCTGGTCCGATCGTACAGGCTACTAAGCCAACTACACAAAGTGATGGTACAACACTACGCACTGGTGATATCTGGATTGATACTTCAGACATTGAAAATTATCCAGTAATGAGTATTTGGGATGGTTATGCACTAAAGTGGATGCCAATCGACAATACAGATCACACTACAGAAGATGGTATCATTTTTGCTGATGCACGTTACAATACTAATGGTGCAAATAGCAAGTATGCTGGTGATATTGCTGATCTACTAGTAAGCAATTTCATAGATTGGGATGCTCCAGATCCAGCACTTTACCCACGTGGTATGTTACTATTCAATACACGTCGTAGTGGATTTAATGTAAAGAGCTATGCACCAAATTATATCGATCCTAACGAAGACAATGCACGTTTTAACAACGAAAGCCAAGATGGTTATTATCCAGATCGTTGGGTAAATGCAAGCGGTTCAGACGAACACTTTGTTGCTCATTTTGGAAGACACGCACAGCGTAGCGTAGTTGTTAAGGGTCTCAAGGCAATGGTTGATACTAACCAGGATCTACGTGATGATGAAAGAAAGATTTTCAATCTCATTGCTTGCCCAGGTTATGTTGAACTAATAGCAAATATGCTAGAACTAAACATTGATCGTAAGCAGACAGCATTTGTTGTTGGTGACTCACCATTCCGCTTACCAAGCGATGCAACATCTCTAATCAATTACTTCTCAAATGCAGCAGTTGCAGTTGACAATAACGATAAGGGACTAGTTTCATATGATGATTACTTAGGTGTTTACTATCCAAGTGGTTATACAACTGATAACTTTGGTAACAGCATTGTAGTTCCTGCAAGCCATATGGCTCTAAGGACTATATCACTAAGTGATGCAGTTAGCTATCCTTGGTTTGCTCCAGCAGGTCTACGTCGCGGTATTGTAAGCAATGCCACTGCAAGTGGTTATGTTGATGCAAGAACAGGTGAGTTTGTAAGCATTGCTCTTAACAATGGACAGCGTGACACACTATATCAACAGAGCATTAATCCAATTACTTTCCTTGTAGGAAGTGGATTAACAGTATTTGGTCAGAAGTCAAGAGCACCATTAGCTAGCGCAATGGATAGAATTAACGTAGTAAGACTAGTTGTTTATCTACGTACACAGCTATCTATACTTGCTAAGCCATATCTATTCGAACCAAACGACAAGACTACTAGAGACTCAGTAAAGGCTACTGTTGAAAGTCTAATGCTAGAACTAGTTGGTCAACGTGCTCTATACGATTACTTGGTAGTTTGCGATACTTCAAACAATACTCCAAGCAGAATCGATGCTAACGAACTTTATATCGATATAGCAATCGAACCTGTTAAGGCTATTGAGTTCATTTACATACCAATAAGAATTAAGAACACAGGCGCAATAGCTGGATTATCTAGTAAATAATCCAGCTCAAAATATAGAGCGGCTAGATAATAAATAAAGTATAACTAGGAGTTTAGAATGGCTATTTCAACACTAACAAAACTAAGCGTACCGATTGCATCGGACCAGAGTTCGAGCAATCAGACTCTTCTAATGCCAAAGCTACAGTATCGCTTTAGAGTAACATTTGATGGGTTTGGTGTAACAAACCCAACTACTGAATTATCAAGACAGATTATTGACTGCACTAAACCAAACGTTTCATTCCAGGAAATAACACTTAATTCATACAACTCGCAAGTATATCTAGCAGGTAGACATTCTTGGCAGGCTGTTAGTGTTAATATACGTGAAGATGCTACTGGTATTGTACAGCAGCTTGTAGCAGAACAGATGCAGAAACAGTTTGACTTCTATGAGTCATCAAGTGCTGCTAGCGGTGTTGACTACAAGTTCCTAACACGCATCGAGATACTAGATGGTGGCAACGGTATGTTTACACCAAACGTACTAGAAACTTGGGAAATGTATGGTTGCTTCCTTGTATCAGCTAACTACGGAAACTTAGCTTATAGTGCAAACGAAGCAATCCAGATCGCATTAAGCATACGTTATGACAATGCTATCCAGATTCCACAGGGCAGCGGTATTGGCGTAAACGTCGGACGTACAGTTGGTACATCATCAACAGGCGCCGGCTAATAAAATATAAAATTTCTAGTTTTAAGAAGACCAGTGTAAAAACTGGTCTTTTTTTATAAGATAAATAACATTATGGCAAATAAATTTGATGGATATCTAGGTAATACGATCACTGGAACTAAAGGTGATCTAGGCAGTTATCAACACGCTGCTAGGTTGTATGTTGACGATAACTTTCGTTTAGCTCCTAAAGTAAAATTCCTCTATTACGTAGTCTTTAATATAAATCCTAAAGTAGCAGCATCTTTACAGTCAGCTGCCGGATTAGAATTAAACTATCTCGTTAGAAGTACTGATTTACCAAAGTTCCAAATCGATACAGAATTGTTCCATCAGTATAATAGAAAAACACACGTCTATAAAAAAATAACATATATGCCCATTAACATGGTTATGCACGACGATAATTTTGGTAATGTTAATTCTCTATGGGCACTATACTACGGGTATTATTTCGCTGATAGAAATAATAATTCTGGACCATACGACAGTGTGTTTCCAGCAGCATACCAGTCACATACATACGATAACAAAAACAAATGGCCATTCCGTTATGGGTTAGATAACGATTCCAGCAGTAAAGAACCATTCTTACACAGTATACAACTGTTTACTATTAATAGGCACCAGTTTAACAGTTACTTGTTATGCTTACCAAAAATTACAGGTTGGGATCATGACTCAGTTAATCAAGACGACGGTGGCGGTACTATAAATCACAAACTTTCAATCGTATATGATTCCGTACTTTATTCAAATGGCATAATTGAAGAAGACGATCCAGCTGGTTGGGCAGTATTACACTACGATAAGATCCCAAGTCCTCTCGCAAATGATAACATACTTAAATATGGTATCGAAGGAGTCTTTGGTCACAAACGTTCAAATGGTATATTAAATCAAGGCGATAAAATTGGATCACAATATAAACGTCGTAGATCTTACGATATTAATAGAGGAAATCAAGCACCATACGGGTATGGTTCTAACTCATTCTACGGACGAAATCAAGAAGGTCAAGTAGGTGGCTTATCAAATCTAGCATTTGGATTAGCAGCTGGTGCAACATCGGGATTAATTAATGCAGGAATTGGAATGCTTGGTAATCTTTTTGGCGGCAATGGTAAAAAAGATCAATCTCAAAATGATACCGATAACAACGGTGTAGCATCAGAAAATAATCCCGATGGATCAAAGAAAGACGAAGCATCGGCAAAAGATGCTTATGAAAATCCAGATGCACCCAAAGATGGAGATGCAGAAAATGGAGATAAGTTTGGTAACCCAGATGGATCTCCGGATGCTAATGCTACCGACCACGATGCAAATGCTGCTAAATTAGCCTCTGCTGGAGATATAAGTGATGTTACACCTACAGGAGACGGCGGAGCTATCTATTCATATAGCAAAGATGGTAACTATTTAGGAACAGTACAATACGACAAAGATGGCAACATAACATATTCAAGCACTCCAGGATTACAAGATAGTAGCGATACTAACTCATTAGGAGTAGATGTACAAGATAATGGTAATACCGGAAGCGATGCACCAAATCCAGACGGCGCAGCACAAGCTGACACAGATACTAGTTATCTAGCTGCAAGTGAGTTTGATGCGTATAATGATCCAAATGCATTTGCTACTGATGCTCCCGATTCCCCACCATATGAAGCACCTTGGGAGCCACCAGCAGATTATGGAAGTGAAGTCTCTGCATACCTTGACTAATATATAAATAATCAATGAGCACAAGCACGAGTAATTTACCAACTAATACAAGCACTGTTGATAGCAGTTCAAAGATGAAACAATTCTTTGATACATATTATGTTAAGCCATTAGCATTTCCAGCAGGCGAAGCTGATGCAGTACTAGGATTTTTCACTAGTCGAGGCTATGAGATAACAGCAGCAGGTGCATTAGCAGCTACGCTAATGAAACAGGCTAGAGCAGAAGTTCCACCTATTAGTGTTTTCCAACTTTTAGATAAACTAAAAGGTCTAAATGAATTGCAACTAAGTCAAATTATAATCGAAGTATTAAACTATAATAGAGTACCTACAAGCATATTAGCTAATAGGATAAATCAAGATAATCTACATGATTTTGAATTAAGGAATATTTTAACGTAATGGGACGTTTTGCTCAAGGTAAGTATACCTTAAAGAACGAAAAAAAATACGTGGGAAATAGCCATCCGCATTATAGAAGTGGTTGGGAATTTGCGTTTATGAAAGCTTGCGACGAACACCCAAACATACATCATTGGGCAAGTGAAAGCATAAAGATACCTTACAAGTGTCCAGTTACAAATAAATCTACAGTTTATGTTCCTGACTTTTTTATAGTATATACTGACAAAGATAGTAAACAACACGCTGAACTAGTAGAGATAAAACCCAGCAACCAACAGATATTAGAAAAAGTTGGAAGCAATAATGTTAATCAATTGCAATACATAAAAAATCAAGCTAAGTGGGAAGCAGCCCACGCTTGGTGTAAGCAAAAAGGAATAAAATTCCGTGTAGTAAATGAACACGATTTATTTCATCAAGGCAAAAAAAGAAAATAAGTAACATATGACTAAAAAACTAGAAGAACTCCTAAATTTGCCTGAACATAAAGAAGAGATGAAATCTATTGAAAAAGAGATTAAAGCTGCTAGTAAAGAGATGGCAAAACAAGAAGAGATCGAACTAACACTACAACAGTTTGATAAAGTTAACTTCGCACTTCCCGCAGTTGAAGGTTTAGGATCATCTAGTGATAAAGAATTTGACGACTTAGCTGATAGAGCAACTAAAGCATACGAAGACCTAATGGATTTAGGTATGAATGTAGAAATGCGTTACAGCAGCAAGATATTTGAAACTGCTGCCAATATGCTTAAGAATGCGATTGAAGCTAAAGCAGCCAAGATAGATAAGAAGCTTAGGATAGTTGACTTACAATTAAAGAAACAAAAGATAGATCAAGATGCTAACAAGGGTCGGGATGAGAACACGCTCGACATGACTGACTACGTAATCAGTGATCGCAACAGTTTGCTTGAAAAACTTAAAAAGATAGATAAATAGTTTAAGGATCAAGAATTATGAAAAATTTTAGCCAATATCTTACGGAGAGCAAGAAGACTTACGATTTTAAGATTAAAGTCGTTGGTGATCTCCCTGAAAAATTCGATCACACATTACGTAGCAGTTTAGAAAAGTATAGCTGTTTAAGTATGGATAAGAGCACAACTCCTGTACAGAAATTACCTTTAGACTTTCCTAGCTTTGACAACAACGTAGTACACATATATGAAATCTGTTTAGAATATCCTTGCATTAGTCCAGTACTTAGAAACTATGTAAGTGAGACTACAGGTATTAGTGAAAATAGGATAGTTGTACGTACAGATCAAGAACCATCCGAAGAATATCAAAAGATGATGGATGATAGAGATAATCCAGCAGCTTATCCAAAGAATGGCAAGTATGACATAATGCTTATGCACCCTGAAATGGGAGATGCGGAATCAGCCAAAGACACACAGAACATGGTTGGTGAGAAGCATATGATGAATTTCTTAAAAGAGCTTAACAAAGAATCACATAAGCTAACACAATGGAAAGGTGTTAACGATGAGATACTTGCTAAGTCAATGCCTACTGATGCTAAACAATCAGAACAATCAAACAAAGACGCAGATTCTAAGAGCCCATTTGCTAACAGGAAAATGCCCAACGCTAAAGGTACAAGATCATGAACTCACGTAACATTAAGGAAACTGTCAGCGTAAATATGAGCGCAAATGGAGATAGCCCAAACGACATCATTACTATGATGAATAGGATCTTTACTGTAGCTGGACAGAAGCCAGTAACACAAGATATGATGCCAAATGCAGGTCCAGCAATGCCTGTATTTAAAAGCCTAGACGTAGTAAAAGGCGCAGACGTTGATGAAGATGAAATTGGTGATATGATTAAGTCACCAGGATTTGGCAGTTCAAACGCACCAGAGCCACCACGCCGCCCACCAGGGTTAGATAGCGGATCATCAGACGCAAAGCGAATGAGTCCTTCACAGGATACTAGCAAGCCATATACACCACAAGGTAAAGATGATATCAACCCAACAGGTGCTCCAGAAGAGTCATTAGGTGAGATTATGAAGTTAGCTGGGTTAAAGCACGATGCTATTACAGATGAAATTGTAGGGGGGCCAGGCAGCGATCCGGCAGCATCGTCTGCTGCACCAGAACCAGCATCAGCACCAGCAGCACCAGCAGCACCAGCAGCACCAGCAGCACCAGCAGCAGCGGCAGATTCTACAGCAGATGCTATGGCTAAAAATTATAGTAACCCAGGAGGACCAGCAGCAGCGGCAGATTCTACAGCAGATGCTATGGCTA